CTCTCCGATTGCTCCAACAATATCAGGGGGAACAATTAACAATGCTGTAATAGGTGGATCGACACCAGCAGCTGCAACTTTCACATCTCTCACTGCAACGTCCGGAATTTCAGGGGGTACTTTCTAATGCCACAGTCTGGTTTTACACCTATTCAATTATATCGAAGCGCAACATCTACCAATACACCGAGTGCTAGTGATTTACAAGATGGTGAATTAGCCATCAACACAAATGACGAAAAGTTGTTTTTTAAAAATTCGTCAGGGGTAGTTAAAACGATAGCATCTACAGCGGGTACCGTTGGTGACGTTGCAGGCCCAGCTTCGGCAACAGATGGAGCTATGGTCGCGTTTGATGGAACGTCAGGAAAACTCGTTAAGAGCGCACCACTAACCGCAAATAATGTTGTTATTGGTAATGGTACAGGTGCTCCAAATTTTGTTGCTCCCGGAAGTAACGGAAACGTTCTAAAATCTAATGGTACAGCTTGGACATCAGCTGCTGAAGCCGCGGGATTTCCTCAACCACAACTTGTTGGTGTAAACACTACAGCAACGTCTGCTCAGTTTCTTGTAGCAAGTGCAGGCTCAATCACCATAACGCTTCCAAGTGGACCAAGTGCAGGTGACTTTGTAGTTATAAAAGACGGAACAGGTGCTGCAGCAACAACTAATTTCACAGTAGCAAGAAATGGTTCAAACATTGCCAGTTCTGCAACAGATTTAACTTTTGACAAAAACTTTGCAGAAATTACTATGACCTATATGGATGCAACGATTGGTTGGAGTGTCTAATGAGCAATCTGTCAGAGTTATTACCCTCTGGCGGTGGTCAGAACGTAGGGAGCTTTGTAGCTTCTGGTACGTTAAATAACGGGCAAACGGTAGCGTTAAAAATCGATGGCAAGGTAGAGCCTGTAGGGATTGCAAGTCAAGCAATAGGTAGCTTGGTAGGTTGGGGTGGATCAAATCAATCTTATTATATGGACTCTGTTTACGATCCAGATGAAGGAAAAGTAATAATTAATTATATGGACAACAACAATAGTTCATATGGAACTGCTATTGTTGGGGATGTAGATCCTTCTAATAATAGTATAACTTTTGGAACAGGTGTTGTTTATAACACCACCTACTCAATTGCTCACACTGTTGGATACGATACTGTTAACAAAAAAGCAGTGGTGTTTTTTCAAGATGTAAATCAATCCTCTTATGGTAAAGCAAAGGTTGGTACTGTTAGTGGTACTACAATTAGTTTTCCGGGAAGTATTAGCACTTACAACTTTGGAAGCACTGAAGAAACAAAAGTGGCTTTCAGTCCAACTCTTGGTTCGTTTCTTGTTGTTTACAAAGACAATAGTAATTCTGCACAGCCCGGAGGTGTGGTGGGTACGGTGTCTGGAAATAATATTAGTTTTGGAAGTGAAACAACTTTAGACAATAAAAATATTAGTTATCCAGCTGTGATGTGGGACAGTACCTACAATAAATATCTTTTTGTCTATCGAAACAACTCTCAAACAAACACTCGTTATCAGTATGTCACAGTAAGTGGAACAACAGTAACTGCTGGCAGTCCAACCTTAATTGAGTTGAATGGCTCTTTTACTGTTCAAGGGATGTTCAATAGTTTGGCGTATGACAGTGTAAACCAAAAAATATTGTACGCTACTATAAACCCTCAAAATAGTAATTATGGGTCAGCGTTTGTAGTAACTTCTGATGGTAGCACGTTGACGTTTGGCCCCGAAAACTTTTTTGCCGGAAACAATACCTGTTATCAATTAGATATAACATGGGATAGCTCTGCCGAAAAAATGGTTATATCTTATGTGGGAACTTCACAATATGGATATGTAGTTGCAGGAAGTGTGTCTGGGACTACATTAACATTTGGATCGTCTGAAACTTTTCTAAGTGCAACTACTAGTTATATTTCTAATTGTTTTGATAGCGTTAATCAAAGAGTAGTAACAGTTTATCAAGATCCGACAGGAGGCTATTTAGGCGAGGCAGTTGTATTTCAACCTGCGGCTTCTAACGTATCTAGTTTTATCGGTATAACAGGTCAAGCTATATCAGACACTGCGACAGGCAACGTGGATATGTTAGGGGGAATAAATTCTCAACAGACTTCATTGGTTATTGGCAGTAAATATTACGTTCAAAACAATGGCACTTTAGGAACAACTGTCACGAGTACATTTGCAGGTCAAGCAATCAATGCCACTACTCTTAACATAAGGGATTTGACATGAGCACTTTATCTGATCTTTTACCCGCAGGGTCGGGTGGCAAGAATATCAATTTTGTTGCTTCTGGAACTTTAGCAAGTGGTCAAACGGTAGGTCTTAAAACAGATGGAACTGTAGAGGCAATTGCAGAAACGGCTGAAGGTTTAGGAGCACAAACTAACTTTACAGTTACTGCTGATAATTTTACTTGTCTTTATGATAGCACAGCAGACAGGTTTGTTTTAATTTACAGAACTAACAGTGATTTTTATTTTTATGGGGTTGTTGCAGAACGATCAGGTTCTACTATCACTTTTGGAACTGCTCAAGTAGTTAACACAATAAATCAAAACAACAACGGTAGAGCAGTTTATGACCCTACTGCTAACAGAGTGTTAGTATTTCAAGACAATCCCGGCGGCTACGGCGGTGGTGTTGCAGTAACCCCTGCAACTGTTACAGCAGGTAGTAATTCTATAAGTTTTGCAACAGGGCAAAATTTTCTTGCAGGCCTTAGTTGTAGCCCAAAAGCAGTTTGTTATGATCCCGTACATTCAAAAACTTTCTTACTTTGGAGAAATGGATCAGCAAGCAATTATGGATATGGTTCTGTTTTTAACGCTGCAAATCCAAGTACGATTAGCATTGACAGCAATTCTGGAACTGATATTACGGGTAACAACTCAATGGATACAATAGAGGGGGGAGATTGTGCTTTCGATACACAACGAAGCAGAATAGCCATTGTATATCAATCTCCTTCAAGTGCTTGGCTAAGAACAAGTTCTGTAACAATTAGTAGTGGCTCTCCGTCTGTAACGGGAATGCACCAAATAGACAATAATTATTATTGGAGCGAGTGTCATTTAGCATTTGATTCTTCAATTAATCGTTTTTTAATTATAGCAAGATCGACAACAAATGTAGGGTACGGTTGGGTAGCTGAAATGGATGCAAGTGGAAATATGACTGCCACAAGTGCCCTGACAACTTTTCCCAATAGTGGTACTAACGCTCAAGGTAAAAATGCGTCTGTTTTAAGTAACAACGCAGGAAAATGGCTGGTGGTCAGCAGAAACACTAATACGGGAGCAACAGGTTCTTACTATGTAGTTACTGATTCTTCCTTAGCTCCTGTGTTTTCAAACGCTACTAATGTTTTAACGTCTGGAGATGTAGGAAATTCTTCAATAGCTTCTGATGGTTCAAGATTTCTATTTATGATGATGGACTCATCATCGAGCACTTCATTAACCAGAGTTTTTAATTTTTTAACTAACAACATATCTAGTTTCATAGGCATAACCGATGCAGCAATAGCTGACACTGCCACAGGTTCTGTGACGATTAAGGGTGGAATAGCTAGTAATGGATTATCAAGTTTAACACCCAATAGTGTTTATTATGTGCAAACTGACGGAACAATTAGCACAACATCAACCTCTCCTGCTGTGCGACTAGGCAAGGCGTTGTCTTCAACAAGCATTAATTTGGAGTTTAACTCGTGACAAATTTATCCGAATTATTACCTTCAGGTGGCGGTGCCAAAGAATTTGAGGCTGTTGCTTCTGGCACTTTAACTAGTGGTCAAGCGGTAATTTTAAAAAGTGATGGTAAAATAGAAACAATAGGCAATTCTACAATACCAGAAAATGTTGGGGCGGGTTTTGAATTTGTGTCTCTAAGTAATGCTTCAAATTATCCGATGGGTGCTGCATACGACATAAACAGTGGAAAACATGTTATAGCATATCCTAATCCTAGTAGCTCTGGCGCAGGTAACGTTGTTGTGGCTACGTCTACTGGTAGTTCTTTAACTTTTGGAAGTCCTGCAGAGTTTGAAAGTGGTGATTGTAGATGGATAGACATTGTGTATGCAAATAGTCTAAATAAATTCTTAATACAATTTCAAGATTTTCCTTCTAGTAATAAAGGTGCCGTTATCGTTGGTACAGTTTCGGGAGATACAGCAACTTTTGGAACCAAGACGTATTACGCTGATGGTAATGAGCGAGAAGGGCGTATAGCGTGGAGTACAGATGATAACAAATTTGTTGTCGTTTGGGACGATGACAGTGGTACTAATTATGGAGAAAGTAGGGTAGGCACTGTAACTGGAAATTCTATTAGCTACGGCACAGAGGTAGCTTTTGAGACAAGTGGTGGTAACGGTTCAGGAGTTAAAGATGTCGATGTTACATATACAACGAGTAGTAAATTTGTTGTTGTTTATGGAGAAAAAAACTCAAGTAGTATTAATGAGAGCTGGGGAAGAGTAGGAACACTTTCTGGCACAACCATGACTTGGAGTAATCGTAGTCTTATTAAAAGTGGCAATTCTAGCTGGACCCAAAAAAATAAGAGAGTCTGTTATGATCCAATTACGGGCAAGGTTTTAGTATCTTATTGGGATGAGGCAAATGGTGATTATCCATCGATTAGTGTAGGAACGATAAGTGGCACATCTATCTCTTTCGGAACAGCAGTTGTTGTTAATACCCAAGGAAGCAGTCAGGCTGTTGAAATGGTTTATAACGCAGCAGCAAATAAAATAGTTTTACAATATAGTGCAAATGCTAATTCAAGCAACACATATAGTAGGCTTGTAACAATGCCAAGTGGATCAAGCACTGTACCTTCTCTGTCTTCTCAAATAAATATTACATCTGGAAACTCAAGAAGATCAGTTGGCTTGTCTTATAATACTGTAGATTCTAATGTTTTGGTGTCATATTCAATTAATACTTCTCCTTATTCTCTTGATGCTATGATTTATACTGCTTCTTACGTTGGTCCTAATACTAGTGATTTCATAGGCATAACATCTGAGGCTATAGCCAATGGTGCGACAGGCAAAGTTAATCCACAAGGCGGTGTTGCAACGTCATCGACAGTAACTTCTGGCGAAGCAGGAACGGCAGTAGTGTTTACTGGAAATATTGCATCAAATGATACAGTAGCAGTTTTTGATAGTAGTAGTAATCAAGTTGTCATAGGATTTCAAAATGCATCAACAGGTGGTGGACAGGCAATAGTTGCAGACTTAACTGCTTCAACAAATGCAGTAACATTAGGATCGGCAGGTTCTTATCAATCTGCAGGCGGTGCAAGCTACAATGCAATTACTTATGACGCATCAGCAAATAAAATTGTTTCTATTTGTTCTGCGCTTGCTTCTCCCTACCAAGGAGTAGCATATGTAGGAACTGTTTCAGGTACATCTATTTCTTACACTGGAGCAGTTAATTTTAATGGTACGGAAAACTATCAAGGTGGTGACCTTACATACGATTCTTCAAACAATGTTACAGTTGTTAGTTTTGAAAGAAATGACTCTGGTAGTAATAAGCATGGAGCATCTGTAGTAGGCACAATTAGTGGGGGAGCTATAACATTTGGAACTGCTTCAGATTTTGCTCCATCAACTAACATTCAATATGCCAACAACACGTTTGACTCTAATTCTAATAAGGTTGTAACTGTGTTTCAAAACTCTAACACAGGATACGGAAATGCCGTGGTTAGCACAGTTTCAGGAACTACTATTTCTCATGGCAGTCTCAGTGTTTTAACAACAAACGGTGTAGAGATGGGAACAGGGGGGACGATTT